TACTGCCAGCGGAGTACCTACAGGAACAGGCAAGGTAAAGACAGCAGCATTTAGCTTGATAAGAAATAGTGGCAATACTGCTTGGATAATTATAGCAGGTTTTCCAAATGCCACAGAGACTGCGTACTACTCTCTTAGTTCAACTAGCATAACGGAAACGGGATGGACTATTGGAGCTTCTACATCAGCCAAGGCAAATGCTCCGAGTGTTAGAGATCTTAGCGATATTGGGGAGTTTATAAGAATACATCGAAAAGAACCGTTTTTAAATTTATCAACTTTAGAATATGAGTTCTTGGTACAAAATGATGGTGCTCATATTTTAAACATATCTGACAGCAAAGATGTAGAAGTTTTTGTAACATATAGAAAGCCAATAACTTTACTTACTGACTTAGACACAGATGGGTCGAACTCTAGAAATGAAGTTCCCCAAGAATACTTTTATTTCATGGCTCATGCAACATACGCTGATTTCTTGCGTATGGACGGGCA